TAGACCATCAGACACCACGCCGCAGTGAACAGTGATGATATCGTGATGATAATCTCGTCGGGCGATTCTATCGGCACGCTGAATATCTTTTTCAGATACGGATTAACCTCTGTCCCTTCAACCCGCGTGATCAGGTCGTCAATGGTGTCGTTGTCCGGGTTGTCGGTTGATGCCTGTGGCACCAGCTCCCGAACTCTTGCGCTTGTCGTGTATGGCACGGCCTACCTCGCCCCAGTTCGGAGCGCCGGGAAGGAAGCAACCAAAACCCGACGCTCCAGGTCTGGGCGACCTTTTACGTTTTCACTCTCAGGACGTAAATCCCCTCAACCCGTTCCGGCGCGTAGAAGATATTATCCTCTACCGACAGAATTTTCGCGGGCGGATTCTTTTCTGTGTACGCCTGAGCATACTCGCCGTGGACACCGTTTGCATCGGGATCGACGCAGGGTGCCATGATTTTCTGCCCCAGCGGGCTACCCTTGGCCACGAAGATGATGAATTCATCATTTGCAACATCGCCGTTGATATACCGCCTGAACGTACCGCTGGCGTTCTTCCAGCCCTGATCCACGATGTTCCAGTTGACCCCTTGGAACTTGGGGATTTCACCGGTAATCGCGTACTTGTCTTTCATCGAGGCGAAACCTTCGATGGCAGTCTGCAAGAGTTCATTCTGCATAATCAGGGGCGGCACATTGCTCGTCATGTAGGCATCGACTTCGCCCACGTCAGAGTTCTGTGCAATGGTTTGTTTAGCCGTGGTGATATCTTCCAGCACGGTAGCGGTTGCCACGGTATCCCACATGGTTCCCGCGTCATTACTGAAGTTGCCGGAATAGTCACTGTTGACGTCGAAGTTCAGGTCAACACTCACATCGTCGATAGTCGCCACGACCTTACCGGTCCGCAGACCTTCCCACAGGGAGATAGCTTTTCTGCGTGCGATTTTCTTCTTCAACGATTCGAGATGTTTCACGAACCAGTATCGAGCGTCATTCTGTTCGCGGCTATTAGGCGATGAAGCCCAAGCCCAGTACTTGCCAGGGACGGGCATCCGCTCCCGAAGATGAGGGATTGTCACGACATATCTCGCCTGCTGCGTTACGTCGTTCTCACCTGCCGGGGTAGTAGTCAGCCGATACGAGGCGGCCGTCTGGTCGTCGGGTATTGCACCATACTCGTATTCGTTCGAGGATGTTTTCTGCTCTTTGAACAGACCTTCCCCGGGAATAGGTGCGAGCGTGATTCGATTAACGACCTCGGTCAGTACCGAGGCTTTGAGTATGCTATTCTTAGCCATTTTCGGTACCTCCGTTAGTCCCAATCAATGATGGCATCACCTGAGCCGCCTTTCGCAAGGTCAGCTTTACCGGATACGCCGATTGCAGTCCCGTCCTCGTCGAACACTTTCGATGAGTCCAGATTCCCTAGCCATATAACCGTTGCCGGTACGTCTGCGGCTGTCGCGGCTGCATCTCCCGACTTGGTGTCAACCTCGTCGTAAAGAACGTAGCGAGCAACCTCGGTACCATCGGCACCGTTCGGGTCGTATCCGGTATAGGTATCTTCGGCTGTGATTATCCCCAACGCGAGGCCGGGGCTGAGTATGTTTTCTTCGCCTACGTTACGGGCGTCCTCGGCGGTGCTGTCGATGGTCACTGTTTTGAGCATCGGAGTACCAGCCTTGACCGGGTTCACGTGGCGAGTCTGGTCATGGATCACATTTTGGGCGTTCGCCATTACTCGCCTCCTTCGTCAGTGTCAATCCCGTAGGTTTTCAGCATGGCATCGGCTTCGGCTTTGTCCTGTAACGCTTCCGTTTTCGGACTGTCATCGCCGTCGTCGTTCGCCTTTTCGTTGAACGTCATCACGGCACCGAGGCCGGATAGCCAGTTCATAAAAGCCTTGCGGGGTGACTTGGTTTTCTTGTCGTCGCCGAGACTGAATGTATGCTCACCGTCCGCGATGGGTACGGAAGCAATCAGCTCCGGCAGGTCGTCAGCATGTGAGGGCGGCACTTTGGGCTTGTCACCGTCCGTCATGGTTTTGCAGAAAGCCTTGATATCGCGCTGTTCTGCCTCCATCTGGAACCGGGCAAGTTCCTCCTCTGCCGCCTTACGTGCGTCGGCCTCTGCCTTTGCCTTGTCCTGCTCGGCCTGAATATCAGCCTGGAGTTGAGCATTGTCACTCTCCAGCGCCTTGAGTTTTTCGTCCATTTCAGGCTCCTTGTTTTCTGGTTCCTGTTCCTCGGCGTCAATATCCCACGTCATAACCTCGATCCCATCCTGCTCGGTGCCGAATAGCTTGAGCAGGTCCGAACTTGTGCTGACGGCGGGCGTTTCCGCGCCGAGTAGTGCTACATGAGTAAGCACTTTCGAATACTTCTTTTTACCAATCTTAACGTTTTGCATGTAGCCGATTGACACGCGCCGGTATAGCCCGGCCTCAATCCAGTCGTGGATTTTCTCTGGTATCTTCGTGAAATCGGCCCATATCGCTTTCGATTTGACCTTGAGTTTCTCAACCCATCCGACAGCCGGGTCGCCGCTGTTGATTTTCGCGGAACCCTTTTTGTCGTGGCCGAGCCATAGAGCAACGGTATGCCCCTGATTCTTAATCGCGTCATTTGTATTTTCGACGATGGCGGTGAGCGTTTTTTCCGAGTGCCGCTTATCGTTCCAAGTGCCGGTATCGAAAATTTTCACACCGCCGATATCCTTCGTTTTGATTTTCGCGTAGTAGTCCGCGCCGTAGTTCTTCGCCTCCTCGAACACGGTAAACTCGATACTGTTTTTCGATAGCCATTCCCGGGACTCGTCCGGCGAGAATTCGTCCGAGGGGAATCGGTACTCCTGATCGACGAGCTTACCTTTCGGCTCGGTTTTCAGCGGGCCACCGACGACAACGATACGCTCATCGGTCGTGCGGATAACGGACAGCTTAACGAACCCCATCGGATCCGCTACTCTCGCGCTGTGATGGTTAGGGTATGGCATCGTTATCTCCTTATTAACTGCTTTATGTCTTGTATGTTCGAGTCAATGTTTTTAATGCTTTCCTTGATAACCGCAATATCCTTTTGGGTGATATCAACCTCGTTATCAAGACTCCTCACGTCTATTTTAATCTCCCTTATCTCGTCAACATTTGCATTAACCTGACTTTTTAGCACTGCGGCACCCGTGATGATACCAACCACCAAAACCGTTATTGTAAGCCAATCACCTAGTTTCAAACTGCCCCATCTTTGTGCCTTACGTTCCGGCATTACGTCCGCGCTCCTTCCGGGCCTCGGAACCCTTTCGGTATATCCGCTTTGGGCGGCAACTGGTCTTTCGGTGTCACGTCGAACGGCTCGTGCCGTGTCATGGTGATAAGCTGTGACCTGCAATTATGGTGATTTTGAGGGCGATAATTCTCAAGGTCAGGATCGCCGCGCTTGAAAAACTTACCGTCCAGTGATTCGCACAGGTCGGTCACTCTGCCGTCGAGCACTGCCACGTATTCATACCCGGCGAGGAACTGATCCAGCTCTGGCGACTCAGTGAACGCCCACCGGCCATCATTGAATGATTTCGCCATCGCATTACGGGTGATGGTTTCCAGTCGGTAAGGTGATATCACGTCCTCGGCGACCTCCAGCCCAACGAACGGCGCGAATGATTCTCGCAGTTTCAGCGTGGTTTCCTCAACGCTTAGGCCGTCGCTGATACCCTCCATCAATACCAGTTTAGCTTGCTTCACCACATCGACCGCGAGAACGTCCGCTATCAGGAACGCCCGCCGGTGTATGTCCCACGAGATGTCCTTTACCTCGTCCCAGGTCATCGGCACGCGGGCCTTGATAGCGGCCAATGCGTCCTTCGCTACCGGAGGAACGTCCTTTTTCGCGTATACCTCGGTTTTCGTTTCGGCCATCATGGTGAACTTGAGCTGTTCGCCTATACCGCGCTCGGTTTCCTTGTGCGCATGCGTCAGGCCGTTCGCCCAGCTCTGATTCATCTCGCGACTGAACACGTCACGGAGCTGGTTGACCTTTTTGATTTCGAGTTTGGCGACCCGCTGCTGGTTCTTCGACTTGAGCAGGTCGGGCACCATCTTTTCGATACGCTTCAGCTCGGATTCGAGTACCTTCGTCACGCCGTCGAAAGTGTTCTGCTCGCCGGTGTCCAGGTCGAACCGCATGCCGCCGATATCGTACTTGACAACCTCGCCGCTGACCCCGGAATCAAGCCCGTACGCTTCCGCGCTACGAATGAACTCCGGTTCCTCCCATTCGGGATAGTCCATAACCTGACGTATCCACGCTTCAGTTGGATCGAGCACGCCAGCAACTATCATCCTGGTTATCTCGTCAACGGTTCCCTTACGGTCCTTAGCTTGGCGGTCGTTCCATACAAACTGAGGCGGTTTCGGGTCGGCGAAGTTGAACGCCACCAGCCGCCTGATGAGCTGTTCGGTGTATACCGTTTCCGCAAGCTCGTCACCGGTGGCCGATGTGGTCAAGTGGAATATATCGAGATGGTCGTCACCCAGTGCACGACTGCCCCGGTCGCCTTCCTCGATGAGCAGTGACGGGATAAGCAGTCCCCTGGCAATAGCGCGGTCGTGATATTTCACCGCGTCGAGGTATGACGCCTTGCCGGTTCGGGTCGCTTCCAGTAGTTCGTGCTTCCAGCCCTTCGGTAATACGACCGCCTTAGAGAACGCTATCTGTTCAAGGACGGCGAGTATCTTATCCTGCTCAGGCTTACCGGTGCCCGGTTCATATTCGCCCACCATCGTCGGTGCGCCGAACTTCTCAAGAAATACGTTCCAGAACCGGATAAGTATATCCTTCGCGTACCAGTTCCGATACACGGCCCGGAGGTCAGAATCGCCATAGTGCCGGTTGCTTTCCTCGCCGTACGTCCAAATAATGAAGTCCTCGGGCTTGAGCGGTATGTCATTCCCGAAGCTGGTGGTCTGCTTGAGCTTGGTCAGGTTGCCATGTTTGTCCGACACGAACCCGAACGTTTCGGCGGGTCTGAGTTTGATAGCTTTCAGGCCCCATTTACCCGCCCAGTCGCCCGCGATAATCGGCTCGTATACCGGCTCCTGAATGCTGAATCCGTACGCTATCGCGGAAAGCGAGTCCATGAACATGCGCATAATCGAGCCGGGCATCCGCGTGAACACGTCCTCCGTGAACTCGACCTGTCGCTCAGCCTCGGGCGTATCGTCGAACGGGTCGAGCCTCCAGCCGGGCGCGGGGATAGCGAGCTTTTTCAGTTTCAGGCATGCTTTTACCTGGTCGTCACGTTTGGCCATATCGCGGTATGTCGATATCTCGATGTCATCGGGATTGTAGTCGGGCGTCCCGGCCAGCCATGCACTCAGTTCGGTATCGACCGCCGCAAGGGCCTGTTCGCCCTGGGGAGGCTTCACGGTTTGCGTGCCGTTGCCGCCCTGTTCCTCATATATCATCATGGGTGTTTTCATCAAGCTACCCTTACGCTCTCGGTTACGCCCGCTGTCTGAGGCATATCAGTATCACCAACCATCGGCGGTATCAAGTCCATCGTTATGTATCGCGTCTCGTCCGCTTCGTGGTCGTGCTGTTTCAATGGCTTATCCTGACCCCGCCGTTGTGCCGCTGGATCCCATGAGTAGGCCGACAGTGACAACGCCGTATTCGGACAGCCCTCAGTGATAACCAGCCGCCCGGAGCCGAGCATTTCGGCAGTGTGCCGTATGCCCGCGAGAACGTCGTTGTCTCCATCACGCACCATGTAACCGCGTAATCGAAGCTCTACCTTGAGGCTCGCCGCTGACGGGTCACAGACTATGTAATCAAGTGGACGTCGTCCGAGCCAAGCGGTAAAGTCGTCGGCGTACTGGCTATCTGTTTTTTGTCGTCCGGTTTCCTGGCTGTCCCATCGCCATTCGTCGAGCTTATAGACTCGTCCTTCATGTCGTCGGTAGTATCCATAAACGCACGGGTTTGATGTTCCGTAATCGATGCCAGCAACGCTTCTATCTCCCGTATCGGGCGCATCAGCCGCCGGTAATAGTTCCGTAGGGTCGAACATATCATAAATCACGCCCTCCGCTGCTACCCATAACCCTTGACCGTATCGCTTGAAAAACAGGCCCTTGAGCCGTGACAGAATATCGGCCCGCTGTTCGTCGCTCAGAGACGGGTTGTCGAGTAGTCCGAACGTCGCGCAATACGTATCGTCACGGGACTGACTGATATACTCGCGGTTCAGCCAGTGATACGGCGAGCCGGGGTTCGT